GATTTCGGTTTTGTTTTCTGGAATCGACTCACTCCTAGTTATGACAATCAACTAATTATTCTTGTAGCTGGTAGTGGGATAGGGAAGACCACCCTGCTTAGAGCATTAGCCTTAGCTGATATGGAGCAAGGCATAAAAATCGGGTGGATAGGACTAGAAGAAACTGCGGAAGAAGCCATCTTTAGATTTGTAGGGATGGCCGCAGGTGTTCAGATACATGCAAGACAAAATTATGCAGGACTAACAGAGCAGCAATTAGATGCTATTTCTTCAGCCGATAAGTTTGTCTGCAACTCAGGGAAATTAGAACTGTTTGATCACTTTGGTTCTCTTGATGAAGATGTCATTCTTCAACGGATGAACTACATGGTGAGATCTCTTGGATGCTCTCGTATCTACTTAGATCACTTAACGATTATTAGTTCAGGGTTGGCTCAAGATACAAAGCATATTGATTCTTTAATTACAAAGATTAGAAGTTTTATCGCTTCTACAAAATGCACAGTCATCGCTATCAGTCACCTCAATCGCTCGTCTTCTCAATATAAAAATATGGAAGATGGAAGTGTCCCTGAGCTATCTGACATTAGAGGTAGTCACTCACTGGTTCAGTTAGCAGACACAATTTTTGCCGCAGGTCGCAAGAGAGGAACAGATACAACACATTCTTATTGCTTAAAAAATCGGATGCTCGGACGCTGCGGTTACGCAGGCAGTTTTGAGTTCAACGAAGACACCCAATTCTTAGATCAAAAATGGCTCGACCCCTCACTCCAATAATTCCTAGAACCTCAGACTTTGATCGCTTCGATGATGACGGTCAAGTTTGCGTTGACTTTGGGACTTTAAAAAAGATGCTTGCTGAAGCTTACGTTCATTATCAAAAAGCTTTTGATGATGGTGATCGTTTTGAGCAAGGGTACTGGGATGGCTCTATTCGTCAACTTCATTACATGCTGGAGTTACACGGACAATGAGCTACAAATCTAATCTCAGTCAGAACAGGTACAGGGTTCGCCTGTTTGGGCCTAAGCATGAAAAGTTTGATGAATATTTTGTCTCCGATATGGCTAGTGGAGCCTGGAGGCAAGCCATTGCAAAATACGAAGACCATAAAGCAATCGTTCTTGATTGGGAGCCTGTTTAAATGCATGTTCCAATAATTGCTTGCTCTATAGCGGTCATCCTTTTCTGTGTTTTTCAGTTTCTTATGTGGAAACACTTTATGGACATCAACAAATGAAAAGCCAACAACATCTATCTCTTACAGAAAAAATTGAAAATGCCGAGAAAAGAATCACCGAATTAAAAGCTTTGATTAAGCATTGGAAAAGCAAGCTTGACCGTCAAAACCACACAAGAGCAGAGGTCAAATGAAACTAATCATCGACATCGAAACCATTGCTTACCGTCATGCCAGCAGCAATGAGAAAGAATATGAAATCGACAATGGATTATGGGGTTATTTCTGTGATATAGAGACTGCCAAGTTTGGTATTGAGCAAGACATCGAAAGATTTACTAGCTTTGCCCCTGATCACACTCCAGTCCTGGCGATAGGAGACAAGAACAACTTTAGGTATGGAGTTTGGCCTACCTACAAAGGACAAAGAAGAAAATATCGAAAGCCAGCAGGGTATGGAACTCTAAGGGAGTGGTATCGAGAAAATTGGGAAGTCAAACAGATCCCTAATGTTGAAGCAGATGATGTTATTGGATTAATTGCAGATGATGGAGATATTATTGTCTCTGGTGATAAAGATTTAAAGACTATTCCTGGCCTTCACTTAAGCGGAGAGGAGGTTATTGAGATAAGCCAAAGAGAAGCAGATATGAACTTCTACAAACAAGTCCTGGTCGGGGATGTAGCGGATAATTTTCCAGGATGTCCGACTATTGGTAATGCAAACCCAATGTTTAAAAAAGACAATTGGATTCATGCCCCTAGCGATATGGTGTTATGGGCAATTGTTGTAGAAACTTTTGCAAGAATTGCCAAGAAATTCCCAGATAAAACCCCTAGCCCTTTAAAGATGGCGAGATGCGCTCGGATCTTAAGGGCTGGAGAATACGACTCAATTACTGAGCAGCCACTTCTTTGGACTCCTCCAATGGAACCTGCTCACTGGTAGCTTCAATATGCAAATTCGTGAATAAGCAATGGTAAGGATGAGAGGGATCACTTCTCCCTGATTTTTTATATAGATCGTTCTGATATTCCACACGATCCATATTGTTCTTTAACTCGTTATTCATTTCTTCATTAAGTTGCGCTCAATTAAAGCAACTGCGCCATCATCAAGAGTATTGTCTGTTGACTTAGCTAAAGCCTTCAATAAATCAATAATTAACTTTTTAGTGCTTTCGCTTTTAAGAAAAGCAAAAAGGATTGGTCGTACTAAAAGGAGCATAAGAAAGGTGTATATGCTATTAAGATAATAGTTACACGACCGTAGAGCAATCATGGATGAACATGAAGAAGAAAAAAATGGGCGACTAGAATCAGTCGTCAAAGTAAGTATTTTAATTTGGAGCGCCGCTCTATTGTCTCTTTCGTACTATGAACCTCCTTCTGGCAAGAAGATTGTGGATTTCGATCCAACTTTTATTGCCTCAATTTTCAGTGGCAGTTTGGCAGCGCTAGGGGTTCAAACTGGTAAAAATGGACGCAACAAAAAAGATAAAATTATAGTAGATAACAAAGATACGACATCGGGGATCAAATGAAGCGACTACTCACGCTACTGCTTCTTACAGGAAGTCCAGCCCTGGCGGATATTGAGGCGAAGTTTGTCACCGCTGCCAGCATTTCTGTGAATATGCCATACAGCCAAACAGTTAGAGGGGCAACGGTACACAGTATTAGCGGTACAAATATCACCCCATCAGTAACCGTAGGAGATACAACAACTAGCGGAAAAATTGGTGGTCTTAATTTAGGCTCAGTAACCAATGGGGTTCCAGCCTTAATAAACACAGATACAACAATCACAACAGCAGGCAGCGCATTTCAAAAATCAGAGTCGATTTTATACGGGGATGCTACGCCTAGCGCTGTAGCTCCTAGTTCAGGAATCGCTAGTCTTCCTCATCTATCAGGAACCACCACAGTAGGAAGTGGGGGAACATTAGGCTCTGGAGCTATTACTTCTCTTAGTTCAGGAGTCCATACTTGTTCAGGTGCTTTTGGCAGTGGTTCAGGTTGCACAGCTTCAACAACAATGTCTATAACAATTGACTAAATGTTTACTGCTATTATTAATAATATTACCCGCTAAAACCCTGTCACAGCCTGTGGTTCCGCAATTTAGAAGCGGCCAGCTAAATCAGACTAGCTCCAGCGAAACTTTAATAAATGAGACGATTACGAGTTACCAGTTCGACCAGGGATTTTCGTTTTCTGCAAGTGGCCACAATGTTAAACCTATCTCTGGTTCAGCAATCAACCCTACTAACACTCTTACAGCAACACAAACGACCAATGGAGTTAATTACAATTGGGTAGCCCCTTCACTAGAAGCCGTCCCTCAGTTCGAGGTAGTCAACGAAGGCCAATCCTTCAGTCTCGTTACTTCAATAGAAAATCCGGGGCTAGATACGATAACGATAATTCAGAGACAAATTCAGACCTCAACCCAGTCAGAGAGTTTAAGTATTTTTGGAATGTAGGCTTATTTATATTATTAAATATCCCTCAGATCGCTTGGGGTAACACCACAGTCAGCAGTCCACAAAGCACAAGTCAGGGGGTCGTTAATAACAATGCCACCATGATTACACCTGGTATGTGGCCAACTTCCAGGTATTCACAAGGTATCCAATGCGTATCTCCTAGCCTCACTATTAGCCCCTTCATTTCAAAAACACATTCTTATGCCTTACCTTTTGTAGACAAAACGATTTCGCCGGTATATGACGAAGACACTGGAGCCGTGAAATACCACACTGAGCTACCTCGCTTTGAGAAGGACAATTATAATTTGAATTTCGGCGGCGCTATACAACTAAATATTCCATTAGGAAAGGGTGTTGATTTATGTCATTCAGCAGTCAAGACAAATATAAAAGCGCAGCAGTTATTAATTACTTCAACACGACTAGATATAGAACTTAAAAGATTGAAAATTTGTGCAGAACAGGCCAAGTTGGGAGCAGTATTTACAGGGAAATATGCTGTTAGTTGTGAAGGAATAAAAGTAACTATTCCCCCTGGTCAGGTGAAGCCTCACGTTCATTCTCTTTCTTCTTCCGAGAAGTAAGTTTCTTCACTAAGTTTTTTATAGCAGGCTTTATTACAGATAAAATTAGAGGGCTTGTAGCAGCGATTAGAGCAATTGTTGCAGTATTAACAGCGGTTGCTGGTGTCGGAAAAAATTGTTCTTTCCATTGAACATCTTCATACAAAGTTTCACAATCTCCAGAAATAGTTTCTCTATGACCAATGACTCTCTCTAATTTCTTTTCGTTTCTATAGTCACCTACTCTCTGATCATTTGGCCCAGGGCAAGGCTTGAAAGTATCTTCTTCTTTCTTGTCTGGTATCTCTGGAGTCTCCTGCCTCATCTTTGGCATATCTGGTTGAGACGAATTAACTGGTGCTTCTTCAATTAATACAAGCTTGTCAGGCTCGTATGTCATCGGATAGAAATGAGGGATCTCTCCAGCGCAATTAGTTCCTACAGCACTAGGATCTGACAAAAGAAGATTGTAGTTACCAGTATTTTTTAAATCTCGATGGGTATAGGTACATCCAGGAACAGCAATCGTTAAAACAGGAGGTGGGGGAATATCAGGTACATACACTTCAGGGATATGTATCTCTGGTATTTCAGGAACTTCCATTACATAGGTATTCCTAAACCTGTTGTTGATGGCAATGTTTTCTCAATAGTCTTTGGTAATTTCTTTTCTATATCACCCATTAATTTGTTCTTTACTTTCAACTCAAACTGAGGACTCTGAACATACTTAAACAGCATAAAAGAACCCACCGCCAGCCCTCCACTGACGATGAGTGATACGACAGCGCAAGCGTCAATTATTTTTCTAATCATTTCCAGGGCTTACCAAGACCTGTAGTTGGAGTCTTCTGCTCATTAACACCGTTCTCTACAGCATCCTCAATACGTGCAACAGTGCCAGCATTATCAGCATCAAGCTTGCTTTTTATCCAGCCAAGAACAGTTTCTTCAGTCAAGTCACCATACGGTACAAGAGTATCAGGTCTAGGAAGATCTACTTCACCAGTTGCTCTGAACTTATAAGTACCATCCTCGCCGATGACTCTATATATCACTTTTGATACATAACCCGATGCAAGCTCTCGCTGCATGGTATTTACCTGCCAAGTTTTTGTCACCATTGTCGTGGAGTTTTACGTCCCCTTATACTATCTCATTTAGAACTCTTAGGCTTCGGTTCCCTTTACTTAGTCTCCAATATGGCGACTTTTGTTTCTAATGTTTCAATTCTTGTCATTGCTTCTTGTAGAGCTTTAATGGCTTTCATGTATAGAATTGAGTATTTGACTCCTTTAGTTACCGTACCTTTACTTACTCCTCCTTTTTCTAAATCCTCAGATTCATAAACTATTCCAGGCGAAATAGTTTCTACTTCTTGAGCAACAACTCCTAATAGCTTTGTATCAGGTTTTCTTTTAAAATTAAAATTCCTTATTTTTAATGCTTTAACATCATCCCATTGAGATTTAGCATCAACAATATTTTCCTTTAATTTAATATCAGATATACCACCATAACTATTATCAGCACTTTCAAACGCACCATTTGAGTTAATTTTTGCTCTTATTGAACTAGAATTATCTTCGCAATATAAGAAATACTGAGTAGCATTATCCGGTGCAGCATCCGAGAAGTACATATATATACCTCTAGGAGTTGAGTTTCCTGAATGCTCAAGTAGTAGTGTTGCATTAGATTCGCTACCTGATTGAAGTGTATGATAATCTCCTGTATTATCTCCATTGTGAGCATCAGCTAGCCATGATAATGCCTTAAGGTAGCCATCTACTTTCAATCCTTCTGAGTATGTATATGCTTTTTTAGAGCCGTCGTAATAGAGGTCTACTTGTGCATTTTCAGTAAACCTTGCAAGATTTTCAGTAGTGGCATTACCTTGTATCGTTAAATCTTGACTTCTAAGAATTAAACCACCAGCACCAACATCTTTAATGTATGAATTTGATCCGTCGTGAAAAATTTCTAGGTCATCACTTGTTCCAAATTTTACTTTATTACTATCAGCAAAGGATAAATTACCATGACAAGTTGCTCCATCTGAACTTGTATTTAATTTAAGAGAGGAATCATAATATAATTCTACCGAGTCATTTTCTACTGCTCTGATCATAAGCTCAGAATCAGCAGCATTATAAACTCTGAAGTCGTTTGAATTTATTCTTAGAGATCCTGCACCAACATCTGCAATGTATGACTTACTGCCATTGTGGTATATGAGGAGGTCATCTCCAGTCCCAAGCTTTATTTGACCCCAATCAGGAAGGTCTAAGTTACCTGATGCTTCTATGGTTCCTGATATTGATATACCAGCACTAGTTGTTTCAAAACGCTTAACGTTGTCGAAATAGAGTTCTACGGCTGCACCTGGAATTATTTTTATAGCATCTTCTCCAGCACCATTAGCTTCAATAGTTAGGGTACCAGTTTCATTTCTAATAAAAGAATCCGACCCACTATGCCACATCTTTAAATCACTTCCATCTCCCAACTCAAATTGAGTAGCATCTGGCATTTTTACGCCTGAACTAGATGTCTCAATTTTCTTAGAGTCGTCGAAAAAGAGTTCTACGGCTCCATTTGCAGTTGCTTTGATCTGAACTTCATCATTAGCATTATTATTTACACGGAATCCATCTGTTCTTAATTGAAGTAAACCTGTAAAGTTT